AAAGCCCCTCTCTTTGTGGTCGAGGGGCTTTGTGCTAAAATAATACCAGTAATGCAAAACGCGCCGCCCGCGGAAAACAGGGAAAAAAGTGCTACAAATGGCGTAAAACAGGGAAAAACCTAAAAACCTTACCTATAAAGAAAAAACCTAAAAACCCCCATAAGTGGCGTAAAATGGGCAAAGTTGACCCAAAAACAAGAGAGGAGTGTCGCAAATGACACAAGAACAAGCAAGAGAGTACGTAAACAGGCAACTTCAAGAAGAATTGCCGAAAGCACCAAAAAAAGTAAGTGGATATGACACCTATATTTGCCCACTATGTGGCAATGGAAGTGGTAAGGACGGCACAGGAATAAGCACAAAAGACGGAATACATTACACCTGTTTCAAGTGCAATGAGTTTAACGGAGATTATTTAGGGTATTTACGCAGTCAAGATAAAGCAAATAAGATACCAGAGCATGAAATCTTCAAGCGATACGGATTGACTGTAGACTACAATTCTTCTTTTACAGGCAAAACAGGCAACAAACAAGGCGATGGCGTTCCACTACAAACACCACCGCCAATAAATAATCAAACACAAAAAAACGATACCACAACCGACACGGAAAAACAACAAGTAGACTACACAAATTTTATATTACAGGCAATAGAGCAGTTAAAAGCAAGCACCACAGCACAAGAATATTTGCAGAGTAGAGGAATAAGCACCGAAACCGCCGTCAAGTATGGAATTGGATTTTGCGAAAAATGGCAACACCCAAACAATACCGAAAAAGGTTACAACTTGCACAGTCCCCATATAATCATACCTACAGGTACAGGCAAACATAGCTACACAGCAAGAAACATAACACCAAATCCAAAATTCAAAGTAAACAACGTGGGTAGCGTGGAAATGTTTAACAAAAAAGCACTAAAAGGGGAAAAGCCTGTATTTGTGGTTGAGGGTACTTTTGATGCTTTATCTGTTATGGAAGTTGGGGGCGTGGCGGTTGCTCTCAATGGCAGTAACAGTACCGCAAATAAATTTATTGATTATTGCAAGCAAAATAAACCGACAGCACCGCTAATAATAGCACTAGATAACGATACAGCAGGACAAAAAGCGACACAAACAATCACAGAGGGCTTAAAAGAGCAAAACTTGACCGTTTACAAATACAATATAGCAGACGAATATAACGACCCAAACGACCACTTGCAAGCAAACAGTGAGAGTTTTGAGTATCTTATACGCTATATTTCAAGCAACCCCAAAAAATCGTTTTACCAACTGGAACACTCGGAAGAAATCCCCACGCTAGATTTTTTTAACAAAATTCAACGTGAGCAAACAAAACCAATCCCCACAGGTTTTGTAGATTTAGACAAAGCACTCAACGGCGGATTATATGCAGGTCTTTATATTTTAGGGGCGGTCTCCAGTTTGGGAAAAACAACTTTTGTGCTACAAATAGCAGACCAAATGGCGGAAAAAGGGCAAGACGTGTTAATATTTTCGCTAGAGATGTCAAAAGACGAATTGAGAGCAAAGTCAATCAGTCGCTTAACATACAATATTGCAGACATTACCAACAATGCAAAAACAGTAACAAGCATTTTGACAGGTTCAAAGTGGGCAACCTACAGCAAAACAGAAATAGACTTGTTAAACCAAAGTAGGTTGCAACACAGCAAAATAGCAAAACACCTGTACATCACAGAGGGCGTGGGAAATATTGGCATTGAGCAAATAACAAAGCAAGTAACTGAACACATTGACATTACAGGAAATGTGCCAGTAGTGATAATTGATTATCTGCAAATAATAGCACCGTACGACATGAGAGCAAGCGACAAACAAAATACGGACAAAGCAGTCCTTGAATTAAAACGATTAAGCAGAGACAAAAAAACGCCAGTCTTTGCAATATCGTCATTCAACAGGGAAAATTACAGCAATCCAGTAAACTTGACCAGTTTCAAAGAAAGTGGAGCAATAGAGTATTCTTCAGATGTGCTATTGGGTTTACAACTTGCAGGCATGGACGACTTAAAAGCAAACGAAAAAAACAAGCAAATTGCCAAATGGAAAAAAGATTACCCACGTGTAGCACAATTAAAAGTGCTGAAGAACCGTAACGGCAAAGTTGAAACTAGTTTATATTATAACTACTACACAAAATTTAATTACTTTGCTGGAACGGATGCACCGCCGTCAGTAGATAAAGTGTAGTTGAACTTAACGCCAAAATGCAGTAAAATAAAGGGGTGCAGGTGTGAACTTGCACCCAAAATTATTTATTACAGGTTTAGGGAAGTTTTGAACAACAAAATCCGAAGAAAGGAGCAAAACCCATGGCAATAGAGGGCAAATTAACACCAAAACAAGAGAGTTTTATACAAGAATATTTGATTGACCTAAACGCAACGCAAGCGGCAATTAGAGCAGGTTACAAGCCCAAAGCGGCGGCACAAATGGGAGCGGAAAACCTAACAAAACCGAATATCAAAACAGCAATAGAGCAAGCACAAACCAAACTCCGTGATGAGCGACTAGCAACAGCATACGAAGTTGAAGAATTTTTGACCTCTGTATTGCGTGGGGAAATTCAAGATGTGAGCATAAAAGAACGCATAAAATCAGCGGAAATATTGGCAAAACGGCATGGATTACACGAAAAACACAGAGAGGAACAAGAAGCACAAAAAATTAAAATCACTCTTGAAACAAGACCAACATACCCCACAATCTATTTACCTCAAAAAGAGCCAATATAATTTGCAAACCAGCGACTAATCTAAATCCTCACAAACATAGTAGCTGTATAGGTTTATTGGCATTTTTTGCAATGTCATTGTCGCTTTTGCATAATGTTTTAAGTTTGACTAACAAAGCCCATAACCACACCAAAAACTAGCACTGTGATTGTTTGGAACGCTCCGACAAAAAACGAACGTTCCAAATAACCAATTTTCCGCGGCAAAAGTGCAGAATACCGATAAACTTTATAACCACGCCAAAAACTCGATTGAAAATAGCATAAATCGACCCTAATAAACGTGATTTTTGCGTTACAGTTTAGGCAATGAAAATGTTACCCTTATAGGCTACAACGCCAGTAACCAAGCGAAAAACTCAACATTACCCAAAATGCACCCTTAAAAAAAAGAGTGTTCAGTTTGTTCAGTCTTAAAAAAAGGACAACACGCAAAAAATAAATTGCTAATACTCAACTTTGACGTACCCAAAAAATATATTGCTAAAACGTTCCACAACCGTTTTTTTGACACTTAAATATGCGTGGTAATGATTTAGTACCACTAACGTCAAAAAACGCACTAGAGGGCTAAAAACGACCTTAAAAACGATATGACGAAAAAACAGCGTAAAACAAGGGTTTTTCTTTTATAGGTTTTTGGGGTTCACTAGCAATCAAAATCAAAATATACTGGTACATATTACTAGTACAAACATTAACGTAACGTCAAAGTTTTGTGAAAATTTTTGCATAACCTTTAATTATACCACACGATTTTTTGGGGTCAATTTGCCAACGAAAAAATCACGTTTATTGACATCGAGTAAAAAAACAAAAATTTTGCAAAAATAGCAAAAAATTTTGCAAAAAAAATAAAAAAAAGTCTTGACAAATCTCAAATACTGGTATATACTACTAGTATAATCACTTGTTCAAACAACTGGTACATAAATTATACACAAGTAACCAAAAATCCCCTATGATTTTACACCAAAAAACCAACTGGTATAAATTACTGGTACATAAATTATACACAAGTAACCAAAAATCCCCTATGATTTTACACCAAAAAACCAACTGGTATAAATTACTGGTACATATAAATTTGTTAAAAGATAAATTGAGTAGAGTTGACAATAATTTGCAAATAATTTTGGTCAAATTTAACAATGGGAAATAATGGCATTTTTTCGTACTGGTACATATGCGATTTAGGGGGGTTGACTAAAATAAGCAAAATTTCCAGTAAAATAAATAATTTATTGCTTGTTTACGTCAAAAAGGTACACTAAAATTTATCTATTGCCAAACTAGCAAAAAATATAGAAAACAACAGCAACTTGAAATGAGTACCAGTATTAGATACCAGTAGCAAAAACGATATTTAACGTAAAATATAATTCATAATATTTTACAAAGTGCAAGGCTTGTTGTGTAATATAAGCAAAGCAACAGCAAGCCACTAAACAAGCGAAAAGGAGCGGTTAAAATGACCAAAAAACAAGTATATGGGTACGTGAGAGTTAGCACAGAGACCCAAAGCGAAAAGGGTTACGGATTAGAAACCCAAAGAAACGCAATTATTGACTATTGCAAAAAAAATCAACTTGACCTAGTGGAAATCTTTGTTGATAAAGGCATGAGTGGGACTGAAGTAGTTGAAACCCAAAATGACGAACTTATAGGCAAACGCAAAGGTCTTATAAATTTGCTTGCACGTCTAAACGGCATTAACACAATCGTTGTAGTAAATACGGGTCGCTTATGGCGAAAAGATATAGCAACAGCACTAATAAAGCGTGAAATACGCAACAAAAAAGGAGTAGTCATTAGCATTGAACAACCCACATACAACATTTACGACAAAGAACCAGTAAATGACTTTACAAACATTATTTTTCAAGCACTTGACGAATTTGAAAGGGCAACCATAGCAATCAAATTAGCTAAAGGACGTATAACAAAAGCAAACAAAGGGGATAAACCCACAGGTACAGCCCCTTTAGGTTATAAATATTCCGCAGATAAAAAGCACATCGAAGTTGACGACACAGAAAGTAAAACCGTTAAAAAAATATTTTCCCTTGCACAAACAGGGAACACCATACAAAACATAGTTGACAACCTTAACGACAGCGGCATTGTAACAAGACAGGGCAAAGCATGGACAAAGGCAAGCATACACCATATTTTGCGGAATACTTTTTATATAGGCACTTTAACCCACCAAAAAAAGCCGATAACAGGCAATCACAAGGCAATCATTAGCAAGGTGCAATTTGGTAAGGTTCAAAGTCAACTTCAACGCCGCAAAAAATAATTTTCAAAAATGCTTGCATTATAAAAATATGTGTAGTATACTGGTGTATATAAATTACTTAATAACTGGTGTAATAATATGTACCAGTATACTAACAACCCAAAAGGAGTGCTAAATTATGGCAAGAGATTATGCAAAAGAAAACGCATGGGCAAAAAAGAAATACACCCAAATTAAATTTCACATAAGCAAAGAACGCATGAACGAGTTAAAAACGTTCCTAGCTGAAAACGATGTAAAACAGGCGGATTGGTTTAGAGCAATGATTGATTACACTCTAACCAATAGATATGTACCAGTAGCACACGTTACCCCCACTACTTACTCCTTTGTGAGTGTACCTGTAAAAGAGGAACAGCCCACAACCGACCCTAGCAATTTGCCCTTACAGGCGGAAAACCCTCAACCTGTAGAGGAAAACACACCCACCACAACCAATATTACAACCACAGCCCCTACAACCGATACCGACACAACCAATATCACACCACACACGCAAAATATTTCTGAACTCGCTACAGCTGAACCCCTCGGAGCGGATTACGACCCTAGCAATTTACCATTACAGGCGAATACTGATACAGCTGAAACCACAACCCCTCAACCTGTAAAAGATAATTCCGCTCCACTCGTCTCATCACACGACACCACAACCGACATCACACCAACAGTGGATAACAACACAGCTGATAATGACGATTTTACCTACACCACTCAACAAATTATTGATTACATGGCGGATAAAGGTATCACAGTCAACACAAATATTATCTACAAAGCAAAAGGAAAAGGCAAACTCTCTTCTATCGGCAGAGGTAAAACCCTTTTGTACAGCCGCCACGATGTGGAAAATTGGAATGGTAAGGGGTA